AAACCAGAGGAAACAGTATGGGTTCAATATGAAAAAATATTCACTGATAACTACAGTACAATAAGTCCTGAATACAAAGACCATTTAAATAGATTTGTCACACAGGAATTCGAAGGCGTAGAAAATGAACCATACAGAAGAGTATGGACCAAACCAATTAGTAGTTATGCAACCAACTACAATTTATTTGATATATCTTTAGCACCTTTAGTTGATAATACTTTCAATAAAGTTAAAAGTCAATTAAAGGTCATTGAAAGCGGGTTCCATAAAAAAGCATTGATTGCTCAAAACTTTGGACCTTATACTTTGGATGTCGATAACGCATACGTTAGAGGCGGTGAGATTGACACAAGTAAAAATGGTTTTCTAGTTGATTCACATAAGAATCATAAATCTTGGTATCAGTACCTTAAAAGACTCATTCAAGAGCCAGAAATGATAAAAACTTTCGGTGACAATCTTTATAATACGGTAAAGGACAAATATAGTTTAGATGTTGTAACAAAAGAAAGGGCTGATTACTATAAGAAATTATTAAAAGAAAAATAAAATGGAAATATTAAAGAAAATAGGTCGCTATTTTAAAAACTTGTTTTACACCATTATAGGTAAAGAAGTAAAACCTGAAGATAAGGAAGTTGAAGAAGAAAAAATACACGGACTTTTTACTGAAAATAACGTCAAACGAATAATTTATTTAAATGAAAAATTAGATGGTATTAAAAGCGATAATCTAACTGAATCTGAAAGAGAGTTTATTGAAAATAGAATTAAAATAAACCATGAAAAGGTCATGCAACGAAAATATGGTAAAGCGTTAAATTCACCACCTGAAGAATTAAAAGAAGCTATTGAAAAAGATAATGATTTGGACTCACTTATTATGGATAGAAAAATGCGTGGATTAAATGATATATCTGAAGAACAATAACCTTGTCTAAAAGTGTTTAAAATAGTATATTTGATTAAAATAAATTAATATGAGTTTAAAAAAGAGTAAAATTGTCTCTAATACTAAGAAGTATGTAGAGACAGCAAAGGAATATGGGTTCTTGACACCTGAGTTAGAAGATTTCTTAGGTAGTGACTTTATTGAAGCACCAGCTTCAACTTTAGTTAAGTTACATAACGCATTTGAAGGAGGTTTAATTGACCATACTTTAAGAGTTATGAAGCATGGTTATTTAATTAATAAAAATAACCTTATTGATGAATTGAAAATTGATGAGGTTTCTTTATTTAAGATAATCTTGCTTCATTCAATAGGTAAAGCTAAATTATACATTCCAGAAACTTCAGATTGGCATAGAGAAAACCAAGGTAAGATGTATAAATTTAACGAAGACCTTATATCAATGAGAGTTGGTGAACGTTCAGGTTATTACGCTCTTAGTAATGGTGTCGAATTAACTGAAGAAGAATACGCTTCTATTATTAACTTTGATAAATCAGGTGATACACAATCTGAATGGTATAACACTACCGCTGGGGATGTTTTAAAAATGGCAGTTAAATTAGCAATCATGGAAGAAAAGAAGATTGCAGAAAGAAATCAAGATTAATATGGAGTTTAAAGAATTAAATGAAAAGGTAATTGAATGGGCTGATAATAAGGGAATCCTTAACAGCGCCACACCTAAAAGTCAACTTGGTAAAACGAAAGAAGAGGTTGAGGAATTGACTGAAGCTTTGGAAGCGCAAGATGAAGGTTTATTTGAGTTTGTAAACTCAAAAGGTGAAACTAAGAACACCGATTTTGAAATAGAAGATAGTATTGGTGATATTCTAGTAACATTGATAATTCAAGCTAAGATGCAAGATATTGATATTGTAAAGGCCTTAGAATTAGTATATGATACAATCTCAAAAAGAACTGGTAAAATGGTTGATGGGGTTTTCGTTAAAAATAAATAAATAATTAGTAAATGATAAGTATAGTATTCTGTACCAGAGAACATAACCAAAAGCATATAGACCACTTAAAGAAAATGGCTGGTCACCCTAAAGTTGAAGTAATTGAATATATAAACAATGGAGAATCCTTAACTAAAGCTTATAATAAGTTGCTAGATAAGGCTAAGTTCGACATTGTTGTTTTTTGCCACGATGATATTGAAGTTAGAACGAAGCAAATGGCTAAAAAGATAAAGAGACATTACGATAAGACTGATTATGGTATATTGGGTGTTGCTGGTACAAAATACTTACATTCAAATGGTAAGTGGTGGACGGACCCAAAGTCCATGTACGGGCGTGTATGGCATTCACACAAAGGTAAGCAATGGGAATCTAAATATAGTGAGGACTTAAATAAAGGGGTTGGAGATGTTGTTACAGTAGACGGTGTTTTCTTTTCTGTGATGAAATCTAGACTTGAAAAAAGATTTAACGAAGACGTAGAAGGGTTCCATTTCTACGACATTGATTTTTGTTTTAGAAACTTTTTAGATGGTGTTAAAGTAGGAGTGCATACAGATATTTCAATCACTCACATGTCCATAGGTGAAACAAATAATGAATGGGAAGAGAATAGAAAGAATTTTGCTGAGGAATATAAAGATAAATTACCTATCAAAATAGACAGAGAATTTAGCGACAATCATAGCTTTAATATAATGATTAGTTGCATTAACTTCAACAGTTACACGGGTTCCGAATTGTATAATTACGAACTGGCCAAAGCACTAGTTAAAAAAGGACACAACGTTACTATATGTTCTAACATAGGTGGTAAAATAGCACAACAAGCCTTAACACACGGAATTAAATTAGTTGACATTAGCGAACCCTTAGGTTTCAAAAGAGGTGATGGTAAATGGCAAATACAAGGTAATGACGGTAAATTAACACCTTCCGAAGCAAACAAGCTATATAGAGTAGGTCAAGTTAATATTGACATAATTCATTCAAGTCACACACCAGTAACAAAATTAATGGCTAAGATATACCCTGAGATACCAATAGTGTCTTCAATTCATTCTGAAGTTATTAGTTTAGAACACCCAGTTTTATCTGATAACGTTAAGAAATATATAGCTATCAGACCTGAAATAAAGGAGTATATCACTAAAGAGCACGATATACCTGAGGAAAAAATAGAAATCATTTATAACCCTATCGATGAAACACGTTTTAAACCTGTAGAGGTTGATTCTAAGACCGACAAGAAGATTACTCTGTTTGTAGGGACGATTGACTATCTTAGAAAAGATATGCTCTTAGACCTCATTAAAAGAACTAAAGAAGAAAACGGTGAGTTGTGGGTAATAGGTAAAGAAAACGGTATTAATTTTGACGACATAGCTAACGGACAAGACCACGTACTATATCTTGGTATTCAAAGTAATGTAGAAAAATATATGAATATGGCCGACGAAACCGCTGGAATACTTTTAGGTAGAACCACCATTGAAGGATGGATGTGTGGTAAAGGTGGTTGGATTTACGACGTTGATAACAAAGGTAAAATAAAAGGTAAAAGCTTTCACGAAGTTCCAGAAGATATTGATAAATTTAAAAGTGGTGAAGTGGCTGATAAAATACTAGAAGAATATAAAGAAGTTTTAAAATAATGACAATAAGAGTTTTAATATTAAACTTAAATAACTTAAATTTTATAAGGGACTGTGTTTCAGATTTGAGAGCGCAGGCCCATTTTAATTTTAAAGTAACCATAATCGACCAAGATTCAACTGAAGAAGGTAATAGAGAATTTTTAGAGTCTATAAATGATAGTAGGTTTGAAATTATTTTTAACGAAAACAATGAACCAGTTAATAAAATGTGGAACTGGTTTGCCAACACCTACGATGAAGATTTGTTATGTTTTTTAAACAACGATGTAAGAATACCAAAAAACTTTATTTTAGATACTATTGAGACCTTCCACAAAGAGGAAGAAGTTGGTATTGCTGTTCACGCAACAAATCACCCTCATTACAGCCATGTTAAATCTAAACTAATGTATGCTATTGTTCCCAAATTTAAATACATGCAAGGTTGGGATTACACAATAAGAAAAGAATGTTTCACGCAAATACCAGAAGAATTAAAAATATATTGCGGTGACGACTTTTTATTTCACCAAACATATTTAAAAGGCTTTGATTTAGCATACATAGTCAGCTCTCCGATAATACACTATGAGGGTCAATCTAAAAAGTTCATGAGAACTACTGGTGTGGAGGATATAAAAACCTATAAAGATTTAGGCTTTAAACATTATTTAAAAATAAATTATGAATTTAGTAACATAAAACCAACTTACAAAGAATTTAAAAATTAAAATGCAAAAAATTGAAGAATTATATAAAGGTTATAAATCAAAACCAATAGTCTATAAATCAAAAGACATTTATGAACACTTACCTGTTATACGCAAGTACGCTAGTGAAGTTGACCATGTAACGGAAATGGGTGTTAGATGGGGTGCTTCTACTATTGCAATAGGAGTCGCTAACCCAAAGAAAATGATATCATATGACATTACTAAAACATATGACATGTTGAAAGTTGTAAGCTTATTAGAAGCATCTGAAATAGATTTCAGTTTTATTCTAGGTGATACACTTAACATTGAGATTGAAGAAACTCAAATGTTATTTATTGACACGCTACACACCTACAATCAATTAAGTAAAGAATTGGAGTTGCACGAGGGTAAGGTAACCAACTACATCATCCTACATGACACCGAAAGCTTTGGTAGGAAAGATGAAAGTATATACTCACATGCCTCACAAACATTGAAAGAAATGAAAAAGGGTAAAGTTGGTCTAATGACAGCGGTCGAAGATTTTTTAGAAGTAAATAAAAGTTGGGTTATTGAAAAACATTATAAAAATAATAACGGTTTAACCGTATTAGCCAGAATTTAATAAAAATTGATATGAAAACTAGGGTCAATTTTTTTGATTTAGGTATGTTTGATGGAGCTGAATCCTTAATGTTTTTAGAAGATATTAAAGGTTTAAATGTTGACCCATACATTTATGGGTTTGAGGCGTATCAACCGTTTTACGAAAATATATGTGAGTTGTTTAGTGATAACGATAACAATAACGTTAACATAAATAATTTAGCAATTTCTAATAGTGATTCCTATGTTAAACTTTTTTTAGAAAAAAGCGGACAAGGAAATTCGATATATGAAAGTAAAAATAATGTCGATACTAAAAATTTTATTAAAGTTAAAAGTGTTTCATTCGCTGATTGGGTAATTGAAAATGTACCAAATTATAAGGACCATTTTAATATATTAAGATTTAACATAGAAGGTGCCGAATTACCACTTATGGAAGACATTATAGATAAAAAGATTCATAAAAATTTTAAGATTTTTTTAGGGTCTCACGTTGGTGTGGATATTAAAAAAGTGGGTGAAATAAAGGATAAATTTAATTATTATGTTAACCTATTAAAAAGTAATAACATAAATATTGAGCTATATTGTAAAGACTTAACAACTAGTAATGTGAATTTACATAATTTAATTAAAGAAAACTTAAAATGATTGCAATATATAGCGCTATTTACGGAAATAAAAATAAAATACTTGAAGTACCTGAAATTGATGGTGTTAGTAACATAATGTACACAGATTACGACATTAACTCTAAGTACTACAAAGGCTGGGAAATAAGAAAGTCTAAAGGTGAAGAATTTAATAGTAGTGTATTGAATGCCAAACAATTTAAACTTTTACCACATAAATTCTTACCTGAGTATGATACAACAATTTGGGTTGATGGTAGTATTAAAACTAAAAATATAGTCGAATTCATTGAATTGTATAATAAAAATGAAATGGTTGTTTTTGACCATAATCACACTACATTTGATAAAAGAGATTGCATATATGACGAAGCTAAAGTGGTCATGTCTCAAGGTTTAGATAAGAAATCAACAATCAATAAACAAATAGGTGAGTATAAATCAGAAGGATTTCCGAAAAATAATGGTTTAATATGTGGCGGGGTTTTATTAAGAAAGAATACAGACTTAATTAATAAAATTATGGATGAATGGTGGAGTGAAATTATAAAAGGAAGTTTTAGAGACCAATTATCATTTAATTATGTTGCTTGGAAAAATGATTTTAAACCACACTATATAAAAGATGACATTAGGTCAAACAAATATTTTAAAATTAATTAAATGAGTAAAAGAACTGCAATTTTTAGTCTAGCACCCCATGATAGACATAACTACGGTGATGTATTATATGGTAATTTATTAAACAAACTTTATGCTGATAAAGACGTTGACTTTTATTATGTTGGGTTGGTGGACATTGATATGACAGAGTTCGGAGGTGGGGTTGTTATACCAGTCAGTAAGATGATTGAAATAAGTAAAAATTACACTGATGTTACAATATACGTTGGAGGTGGTGAGGTTTTAAACTCTGCTTATGGTGGTTTAAAGTCTTTTATGGACGATAACCTTAAAAAATCAATAGACAGAACCTTAAGATATCCTTTTATAGTGGATAAATCATTGTTTGATTCGGATATAAATCTTAGCGTTAAGTTTATATCATTTGGTGGTGTAATGCCAAATGCACCACAAGTAGCTAAATTATTTAATGAAAGTGATGTTGTATACGCTAGAGACTCACTGACATCTTTCCTAGTGAAAGAAAAAGGTGTTAAAGATGTAAAAACATTCCCAGATTTAGGTCAATTCACTAGAGAAATACTAAACTTAGAATCATTAACAAATGATTTATTTGATGACTACGTTGTTATTCAAGTGGGTAAAGGTAAATTTGAGTCCAAGGAGGTGTTGAAGAATGAAATAATAAAGTTAAGTGAAGTAGAAAACGTAATACTATTACCAGTGGCTTATTGTAACGAACATGACGACGACAAAATATTGGCTGAATTGGAAAAAGAAATAAATTTACCCAACGTTAAATTGTTTAAGGATAAAAACATAATCAATATAACTAAGGTAATTGCCAATAGTAATATGTGCATTGGTACTAGCTTACATTTAATGATGGTAGCCAATAGTTACGGGGTTAAATATTTACCACTTAATAGTGTTAAGAAAATTGATAGATATCAAAACACTTGGCATGAAACTAAGGTTAAATGTAATGAGAATAACCTTTTTGAAAAGTACAAAGAATCGATTAATAAAAAGTACAAGTTTTTCGAAAAATATAATGTTTCAGATTTAAAAAAAATAATAGGCATATGATAGATAAATTTAAAAGAAAAATGGCTATGCTTTCATTAGCATTGTCTAAAGTAGAAAAATCTTCACTCAATAAAGAGTCGGGTGGGTTTGATAGCGAAAGCTTATTATCTCAAACTATGAACCAAGGTACCATGGCCGACGCCTTATTAAAGGGTGAAATAACGACTGAAGTAAAAGATTTAAGGTGGAGAACTTATAAAGTATTAAATGAGAGTGAAAATTTTAAAACTAAGATAAGTGGTTATGACGAAGACGGTATACCAATAACTGAAACTACTACTTCCGAAAAAAGAAACCTTAAAAAGGTTAATGTTGATTCGTATGACGATTATGAAGTTGAGTTAGTTATTAATAACGAGGAAACAACAAAATCTACATACGATGAAATATCTAATGAAAGTCTAAAAATTTTAAAGGAAAAAGAAATTGAAGAATATGAAAAAAACAACGATAAATTTGACCTTATTGGAATGGAAGGTGACGGGTCAACGGTAGGTGAGATATCATTTCACGATATGGTGTCTGATATGAAAACTGGTAGGTCAATAAACATTACCAGAGAATTAAAACCTAAATTTGAAATTGAAGAGTACGCTAAAAAATTAGTGATTAGGAATATAAATGATGAAAGTAAGTTATTAGAGTTTTATATTTCTAAATATCCTGACGAATACAACAGAAAAAGTAGATTGATGTTGAGTGAGGTTAAAAAGATAAGTAAAAACCCTAGAGCTGTGAATATGTTAGATATAAACGGCGTTGATTTTATAACTGATAGAGCAATAGGCGCCGATAATGGTATGGAATATTCTTATGTTATAAATAAATTTGACAAAATAATTGAACACAATGGTCACTATGTGTTAAAGTTTTTAGCCACACCAGAAGTCAATGGTAGATTCATTTTTGATAAATACAGGCAAGAAGCTTTAGAAGAGCGTTATAGGAATAAAGAGAGTAAAAAATCTAGTTAATGGTTTAGTTTTTATTTTTTATACATATATTAAATGCGAGGTTAAAAAAAGCCTCGCATTTTTTTATGGCAAAGAGACAACCAAAAAAGACAGAAAAAACAGAAAGGGACCAAAAGGCTACTAGAAGTAAGCCGACAAGTAAGATACTAACTAAAAGAGTTCCCTTAAAGTGTAAGAATGTTAAACAAAAAGAATATGCTAATTTAATTAAAGAAAAAGAAATCATATTCTGCTCAGGTCCAGCTGGTGTAGGTAAAAGTTATGTGGCAATGGCCGTAGCTTTGAAACTACTTCAAGATGGAGATAATTCATTCAATAAGATATTAATTGTTAAACCAGCTGTAGAAGCTGAAGAAAACCTAGGTTTCTTACCAGGTGATTTAAAAGAAAAGATGGCACCTCATATGGCATCATCAATTGATATCGTAGACAAAATAATAGGTAAACCAAATAGACTAAAATTAGAAGAGTCTGAAGAGATTATGATTGAACCGCTGGGCTTCCTTAGGGGTAAATCAATTGATAATTCCATATTGGTTATGGAAGAAGCTCAAAATATGTCACCTTCTCAAATGAAAACTCTATTGACAAGGATAGGGTATGGGTCTAAATACATCATCTCAGGTGATATGGACCAATCAGATAAATACAAAGACAGTAAACAAAGTGGATTATATGACGCTATCAATAGACATAAGTTTATTGAAGAGTTAGGGTTTTTTGAATTTAATGAAAACGACATTGTAAGAAATCCATTGATAACCAAAATGCTTATCAACTATAAAGTAGAAAATAAAGTAATGGATAAATAATAAAGACATTCTGTTCACTTTAGACAAAAAATACGTACAATAATAATATGAAAATAGGAATAACATTATTTACGTTTAAGATGTGATATGAGATAATCTTTATTAGTCCTTTTTAAATGTTTGTAAATCCTCAATTCATTTTTTCTAAAATCCGTTAAATTATTATATTTATTTATAATTTTTTTTAATTCATTTATTGTTAATTTAATATTAGACTTTTTATCAGGCATATGTTTAGCGGCTTCATCAACAATTTTAAGTTTCAACAACATTCTATATTCTTTCTTATGTTTATTTTTAAATTCATTAAACGAATTATATTTTTTACATAATTTAAATAATTTTTGTTTATTATATATTTTATTATATACATTATTTATTTTTATTTTGTTAACATCATCTTCTCTTAAAGTTAAGTCAGTGGTTTTATTTATTAGTTTAAGATTATCATTAATTTGTTTCTTAATATCTTTAATATAATTTCTACTTTTTTCGTAAATATGAATCAATGTGATATTTTTATTCTTGGTTAAAGATATTTTTAATTCATCATTATTTTCTAAAGTATGCCAATATTTACCCTGATACTCAAAAGCCAATTTATATTCTTTGTAATATAAATCTAGTTCATATGGTTTAATTATTTTTCGATTGTTATATGATGCTTTTAAATTTAAAAGTTGATTCATTAAGTCTTCTAAAATCATCTGTGGGATACTATATTTAAATGGGGTCATATGAGACGTTAATTCATCTAAATAACCTTTTAAACGAGCAGATTGATAAGCTGGCTCATCAAACTCTTTTAATTCTCTTATTGAAGTATATTTATTAAAAATTTTTTTTAATTCATTATAATTTAAATCTCTATAACCTAGATTTATTTTAGTTTTGTGACCTTTTTTATTTCTCCATAATAAAAATTTTTCACTTTTTTTTAAACCCAATCTATACCCTTTATTGTCAATTGAAGATTTAGACTTATTCAAAATTGTTGCTATTTCTAAATTAGTTTTATTTGAATAAATTTCTTTTAATTTTTTTTCTTGCATTGTAGTCCACATAATAATCTCTCATTTATAATAATAAATTTAACCAATTTTCACTAAAAGTGAATAATAAATAAAAAGATATACCTTTTTTATTTTTAGGTGGTATATTAAAAATAAAAAATGGCTCAGATAGGAATAACATTAAACGAAGTAATTAGAGACTATGTAGGTCAACTAAAGTACGTTTATAAGAAATATTACGGTGAAGATTTAGAAGATGTTAAAGTAGAAGACTTTGACTTAGCCAGTTTTTTCAAGTTTGACTCACAGGAAGCTTTTCATAAGTTTCTATACAGCGAGAGTCCAATGGAAATATTCGCACACGCTGACCAATCATATAAAAATGTCGGTCCAATTCTAAACAGTTTTATTAACGACATAAACGACTACGAAGAACACGAGGTTATATTATTAAGTAGAGACGTACATAAAAGTAGACCCGCAACACTATTCTTTTTATCAAAACTAGGGTTTACTGGTAATAGCATTAAATTCGTACTTGATACTAAGAAATTATGGGATGATGTAGATGTTTTAGTTACAGCAAACCCAGTAGCTTTAGATAGTAAACCTGAAGGTAAAATTTCAGTTAAAATCGAAGCAACTTACAATGAAAATACTGAGTCTGATTATACATTAGAATCAATATTAGATTTTATAAATAATGAAGGGCAATTTAAAAAAATAATGAATAATGATTAAAATATTTGGAGATTTATATTACATCGACTTTGAAAAGTTAGATGCCTTTGTGGCTGATGGTCAAAAAGAGAATGTATTTAAAACAGTGGATAAAGAATATAACTATGATAATGAATTGGTAAAGACGAAAATAATTGAAACTGCTGAACCTACCACTAAAGAAGTTAACGTCGTGAGATATGAAATAATTAGAAATTTCATTGACGATATCTCAATGGCTGGTGGTACAAGTGACGAGCATGATGAAATGTTGGGGTCTAATAATCTAATTAAAACCGATGTAAAATTTAAATTAGCGTATAATACTCTAATTTTTTATAAGATATTAAAAAAAATTGATTAAAAAAATGGAAAACGAAAAAAAACAAGTACAAGTAAAAGAATTTATAAGTAAAATTGATAATAAAGATTTTGGTTTATATTTCTTTACTTTGGATACAAAAGGTAACCCAACTGCTGGTATTGCTAATATATACGAGCACGTTAAAGTCTTAAATGATTTAGGGTATAAAGCTCATATATTACACGAAAAAGATGACTATCATGGCGTTGAAGAATGGTTAGGTGAAGAGTACGCTAAACTACCACACGTTTCAATTGAACAACAAAATTTAAAACTAGTTACAATAGATTACATTATTGTACCTGAGATTTTTGCTAACGTAATGGAGCAAGTAAAAGACTTCCCATGTAAGAAAATAGTATTTTCACAGTCCTATTCTTACATCTTAGAACTTTTACCAATTGGTAATAGGTGGGATTTAAACTTTGGCTTTACTGATGTAATCACAACATCTGAAAGACAGTCAGAGTACATCAAAGACCTATTTCCAAGTATCGACACTCATATCATACCGCCGTCAATACCTGAGTACTTTAAAACGACTGATAAGATTAAAAAACCGATTGTCTCTATTGTAACTAGAGACCAGAAAACTGCACTAAGATTGGTTAAGTCGTTCTACTTACAACATCCAATGTATAAATGGATTACGTTTAGAGAACTTAGAGGTTTACCTAGAAAAACGTTTGCTGAGCAACTAGGTGAGTCTTGTCTAGCTATATGGGTTGATGATGAATCCAGTTTTGGAACATTCCCTATTGAAGCTATGGAGTGTGACACACCTGTTATAGGTAAGATACCTGCTATGATTCCTGAATGGATGGAAGACGATAATTCGGATGAACAACAAATTAGTTTGAAAGATAATGGTGTTTGGACTAATAACGAATTATCTATACCTAATTTAGTGTCAGAGTTCATGAGAGTATGGTTAGAAGATAATGTACCTAATACCTTAATGGAAGGTGTTAAAAAATCTAAAGGTCAATACACTGAAGATAAGCAAATTGAAAATATCAAACGTGTATATGGTAATCTAATTGCTAATAGAAGAAGTGAGTTTGAAGCACTTATTGATATAACTAAAGAAAAAGAAAAAGAAAACAAAGATGAAAAATAAAAATGATATCACAGTAATCACGCCTCTTTATAATGTGGACGAGACTTTACTTAATAATGCTATCAAGTCGATAGCAATGCAAGAAACAAAACCAGATACGGTAATGTTTGTTGTTGGTACCGATAAAGACCATGGTGTTTTATCTGATTTAATGAAAAATTACGATTTGAATTTTGATGTTATTAAACATGACAAATCAACTGATTTTCAAGCTCAAATGAATCTAGGTGTTGAAAATTGCAAAAGTAAATGGTTTATCTTTTTAGAGCAAGACGATGAGTTAAGTGGAAAATGGGTAAGTAACGTTGTGAAGTATAGAGAAGTTTATACTGACACTCAAATATTTCTACCAATAATATTAGACGTGGACCCTCAAAGCAATTTTATTGGGTTCACTAACGAAGCTGTATGGGCATCTCAATTCTCAGATGAAATGGGTGTGTTGGATAATGCTGCACTATTGAGGTATCAAAATTTTAATATGGATGGAATGGCCATGTTAAAAGAAGCATATCAAGAATTCGGTGGACTTAAAGAAAGCATGAAATTGAGTTTTATAAGTGAATTCCTATTAAGGTTTACATTCAATTCATGTAAAGTGATGATTATCCCTAAATTAGGGTATAAACATCTAAATGACAGAGAAGGTAGCTTATTTAACTCTTATAAAAAAGAGTTAACGCCAGATGAATCAAGATGGTGGTTATCTTTGGCTAAGAAGGAATATTTCCACGTCAATGACAGAAATATCCTTTATGAAAAAACAGAAAAATCTTAATGGCAAAAAAAAGAGGACGTAAAAGAATCAAAGGTTTATATTTTGGCCCTGAAGAAGAGGAAGCCGTTGTTAGGTTTTTGAATGAAGAAGACCCTATTAAAAGAGATGAAATTTATAATAAGCACTTAAGAGCTGCTTTTAATACAATGATTGAGTCTATTATTAGACGTTATAAATTATATAGGAAAACTTATACTTTTGAAAACCTACATGGTGACACACTCTCTTACCTTATGTTAAAAGCTGATAAATTTAAACCAGAAAAAGGTAAAAGAGCTTACTCGTATTACGGAACTATATGTAAAAACTATATATTAGGATTATTGATTAAAGATGAGAAGAATATGAGGCAGACGCTGGAGTTCACGTCATCAATTAATAAGGTGCATGAAAAGGACGAGTTTATTTACCATTTATCGGAGACCGATTATATGCTAAGCGACTTAATAGATACCATGTGCGATGAGATTAAAAGTGAGTTAAACGGCGAAGATGAGGGTAAAAAGAAATTAACAGAGAATGAACGTAAAGTAGGCGAAGCTCTAATTTCTATTTTAGGAAACTGGGAAACTTTATTTGAGTCACTAAGTGGCGGTTCCAAATTCAATAAGAATAGCATACTTAGTACAATTAGAGAATACACAGGGTTAGTAACTAAAGACATTAGGATTGCTATGCGGAGATATAAGACAATATATGAGCTAACTAAAGCTGATAAAATAGATAAGGGTTTTTTATAATTCTTATCTTTTTTTTTTAGGTATTTAATAAAAATAAAGTTTTTATCTATTTATAAATAAACACATGTATTATTAATGCTTTAAGTAATTTACAACTATTGTGGGTAACTACAAGGGAAATTAATGGTATAATATATGAAGGTAACCTAAATAAGTATAACAAATATTAAAAATATAAGATTTTGCCTAGAAGTAAAAAACAAGAAATAAAAATAAATGATAACAGTTCTCTTCAAGGATTGTTACAAGAAGTCTACAATAACGCTTGTAATCAAATAACTGACGCTCAAAAGGTCGTTAATGAAATTGGTGTTGGTTCGGTACCTGAAGATGTAGATGATTGGGCTAAAGTAGCCAAAGCTAAAACTGATGCTTTAAAGGTTAAAGATTCTGCAATAAAAACTAAATTAGATGTAGGTAGACTTCAAAGTGATATTATTAAATTTAGTGGTGAAATTAAAACCGCTTTAGATAATAATCCAGAAGTAGTATCTAACGATAGTTTTGCTAAGATTAGAGAAATGATTAACGAGTCTAAAAGTAAAGAATAAGATTTAATGAATGTTACTAGAGAAAAATCTGACATATTTGCTCAAATAGCGGCTTTAAGGGTATCTTCAGAAGGTTACCCTAAATTCTCTAATACAAATTCTATTGACTCAATTTCACAGGAAACTAACAGTTTAGATTTCTTATTAGACTTAACTAAGTCGTTAATAGGTTTTGAGCCTTTAAAGGAAGGCCTTATAGACGTTTTAACTCATAACCTAGAAGATATAGAGTTAGATGTTAAAAAAGCCCTTAAGGAGGCTTTAAAATCGCTCGTTAGTTGTAGTATTAACCCTTCATTACCAGATTCGTTTGTTCAGGATGGAATTACTTTGGAAATCGATAGAGTAGATTTACTAGATAAGTTTAAGGTGAACCCAAATTCAGGGGCTGGTAAATTGCTTTACAATGATGTAAACTCTGGGACCAATAGCACTGACTTCAATACTTTCTTATACGAAGTAATACAAGACAACGGTGGTACTAGTTCTTGGGGGAATCAGACTTTAGGTGAAGATATACTAAACATCAGATTCACACAAAATGCAACCACATCTAACGGTAATAATAATACCTTAAACATTAAACCTAGTTCAAATTATGAGGGTAGTAAGTTGACCGACATAAATAACGACTATATCGACAGCATCAAGCTATTTGAGACTAATAAATTAATAAACTCAGTCATAGAGTCTTTATTTGGTAGCATTAGTCTGAACACTTCTAAAAATAAAAACACTATTGAGAATGAAATTAAAATTCAGGAGATAATAGATAGAGTTATTAACCTAGATGAAGAGGAAATAGTAGATAATAGTTTTTTTCAGTTTAGTAATGAAGAACTATCAAACATTGAGAGCAAGGCTGAAATGAAAAGGAAAGGTAAAAGACTTATAACTACATGCGATAACGTAGAGTCTGAAATATCATTCGAGTCAATAAAGTCTTTAGATAGTAAACTAGATGAATTCAATACTCAGACTGTAACACCTCAATTAATTGAAAGAAAGACTAGGATTGTTAGAAATGCATTAGATTCTCTGGCCGAAGAGTCAGCAAGTAATGTCGACAGTAGAGATAGGTATAACGTTAAGGTCAATCTTATTGAAGAGATGTTAAGGAATATAATGAATTCTATCGTAGGTGTTATATTATCACCTAAACTAATAGGTATATTAGCTTTAAATCATTTAATTGTTTACGGAGAAACATTTAAAGATATAGAGGAATTCATGATTAAAAATAAAAGTTTACTAACTTCAGTGTTAAGAACAATTCGTGATTCAGTGGTGTCAATATTACTGGAAAGGGTTTTAAAAGAAATTAAAACTCTAGTAGCGGATAATATAATAAGAACTCAAGTAGAAAGAGTTAAGTATAGTCAGGCACAACTAAGCAGCTTGGTTGGTGTAGATACTGAGATACTTAGAAATATATCTGGATTAACATAAAATAATATGACAAATAAAAGCTCAATGACAAAAGTTATTGAAAGTCTTAAAGCCGCTTTCAACGCAACTAGAAAACCAATAGAACCATTACCACCTCAATTGTTAGTTGTTGGCGCTAACCTAAGGCCAGGTTTAAGTCCACGTAAAATAACATCTAATGTTATATCTAGGCAATCTGAAGCTGGCGCTCCGTCTGGTGATATATTTTCAGAAAATAGTAATGTAATGGAATCTATGACATCTATAATGGTTGAAGAAATTGTTAATGCGTTAGTTTTAGACGCCAAAATAGAAATAGCTGTACCACCTGGTGTTCAAGTAACAACCACTGGTGTCGGTAATTTAGGTGGTCCAATAATTAGCCAAGGAGTTACAACAAATATTGCTTCTGGTAACGGTGTAATTAGATAGTATGGAATATAAATGGGAACATAAAAGTAATAATGAGATAAGGTCAGCTCAAATTGAGATGCATCAGGAGTATGAGGCTATTAAATTAGAAATTGCTAGTCTTGCCACTAAAATAAACAAACTGAAAGGTAAGTTAGATGACATGGACGCTGAATATTTAACATCTAAAAAAGTGTTGGATGAAAGATTAAAATTTTAAAGTATGAGTAAGTTTGCTTTTGGTGGTAGTAGTATATACAATAAGGGTGCTAGAGAACGTCTAGAGACCACTGTATTTTATTATGGTAAAGTTGTATCAAATGAAGATAATCTTGGCGCTAATAGGATAAAAGCTAGGATTACTGGTATTGATGATAGTGTTACTAGAGATAATATTCCATTCGCTTTCCCTATGGTACAGAAATTTTTACATGTCATACCTAAAGTGGGTGAAAGTGTGTTAGTTTTTATACCAGACGTTAAGAATCCTAACATTGATAGAATGTACATGGGACCAATCATATCCCAACCTCAACTACTGTTCAAAGATAGTGAATTATTCTCATCAAAATCAGCTTTAGATAGTGGTGTGAAAGAACCACAACCAGCACCATTTACAATACCTGAAAATAGGGGTGTTTATCCAGACGTAAAAGACATTGCATTACAAGGTAGGGACAACACTGACATTAGGTTAAAAGAAAAAGAGGTATTAATTAGAGCAGGGCAGTTTGAGTCTGACACACCCAAGGGTGAAATACCTAAATTCAACAAGGTAAACCCTTCTTACATACAAATAAAGCACGATGCTATCTTAAAAAGAGGTACACAGAATACAAAAACCGAAATAGGTGGTGCTATTAATGTTGTTAGTAATAAAATTAACCTACTAACACATAAGAATGGAAGTCCTAGATTTGCTTTAAATGACCAAAACAATATGATATCTGATGAAGAGTTGCAGAGAATTGTTAAAGACGCACATCCTTTGGTATATGGTGACAACTTAATCGAATTCTTAAAAGTTTTAATCAATGCATTCGTAAATCACGTACACGCATACCCAGGTATGAAACCACAAGATTTATCAGGTTCAAACGACATCGATGGTTTATTAGAGTTCAACCTTGAGTCCTTCTTATCTAAAAATATAAAAATTAACTAAATAAATAGATATTTATTAAGAAAGATTAATATGGTAATCAGGACTTACTTTGATAGAAACAACACAATTATATATAATAGAACCGAAAATACAGGTAAAAACCCTGTAGCTGAAATGTTTTATGGCGGTAACGTTGAAAAGGACGAACCATTCTTTAGCAGATATTTATTCCAATTTGACGTACAACGTATAATAGACTTAAGGACCAAAGGTTTATACCCTGATATATCTAAATTAAAACATACTCTAAAAATGACTAACACCAGTACGTTTGATACCTCACTATTAGGTGGTCAAACTGCTGACGGTAAAGATAGAGCTTCATCTTTCGACTTGAATTTATTTGAAATCAATCAAGAATGGGATGAGGGTGTTGGTTATGACTTTGCTGGTCAAAAATACTTTACATCCAGTGATAGTACGGTGACAAGTACAGAACCATCTAATTGGTTACAACCTAGAAATGGTGATACTTGGGATAATGGTAATGGTGTCTTTAGTGGATGGACCAGTGGCACTACTCTAGCGACGCAAAGTTTTGAGGATGGTAATGAAAACCTAGAGATTGATGTTACTGATATTGTTAATGGTTATTTAACTGGTAATACAAATAATGGTTTAGGTTTAGCTTTTGATGAGTCATTAGAAAATACAATTAGAGAAGAATTACAGTACGTAGGTTTCTTTACAAGACATACACAAACTTTTTATGAACCATACGTTGAAACTAGATATGAAAATTCAATACAAGATGACAGAGCTGACTTTTATTTAGATAAACCAAATAAACTTTACCTATATGTTAATCTAAGAGGTATACCAACAGACGTAGACTCAATGTCTGGTATGAGCGTTACAATATTAGATAATTTAGGTGAGACATTTTCAGCCTTTACTTCTTCAGACATAACTCATGAAGACATAGGAGTGTATTCAATAGAACTAACCGTACCTACTACAGAAATAGGTTGTGTTTTATATGAAGATATTTGGGAAGGAATTACTGTAAACGGTATAACTAGACCACCTATTGAATTAGAGTTCGAATTAAAAGACTCTAATGAATACTATAGCATTGGTAGCGACAACTCAACACCTAAGAATTACAAATTTAATGTATCAGGTATTAAAGATTCAGAAAAAATAAAACGTGGTGATATTAGGAAAGTGAGGGTTATGGCTAAAGTACCTTATACTACTAATGACCAAGAAGTGTTATCATCTATTGAATATAGACTATATACAAGAGAGGGTCAGGCCGAATACACGGTAATTGATTACACACCAGTTAATAGGGCGTTTAATTACAATTACTTCCTACTTGATACTCAGAGTTTATTACCTACTAGGTATCATTTAGATGTTAAAGTTACGTCAAATTCTGAAGTGAGGACAATGCAAAACATTATTAGTTTTGATATCACAAGTCAAGTTGACCAAAGAAAGGGTTAATTTCTGCATTTTATTTGATGCCATTGCTGAATCATTTGATTTGGTAGGTAAGAAGCAAGACGGGGTTTTTGTTAACATCTTAACTGATGGTGACGAGAATGACTCTAAGAAATACAGCGTTGAGGACGTTAAGGAGTTGTTCAGTGAAGCGGAAGATAGTAACTGGGGTGTTACCTTCATGGGTACAACAAAAGACGCTGTAGAGTCCGCTAAGTCTTGGGGAATTAAGGCTGGTAATACCATGCAATACAGTAACGATGTAATGGGAACTAGAAGCGCTAACAATACCAGACTTAAATCTAAGGAAATGTATTTTGCAGCGGCAATGAATTCAACAGATATGTCAAATGTAAATACGGACAATTTGGTTGATGATGAGTAGTCATTAAAGTATGTAATTAAGATAAAAAGGGAGGGACTTGCGTTTCTCCTTTTTTTTATGTATTTTTGTGAGAGTAATAAATTTAATTATGAAGATAAAGAAAATGTCATTGGATGAATTAAACACTGAACTAAATAGGGCTAAATTCTGGGTTGAGACCAACCCTGTTGTTAAGTCTTTGGATTTGATTAATAAAATGGAAAATAAAAAACTAGAATTAATTAATAAAAACTTGCGTAACTAAAAGATTATTTTTATATTTGTAACCTAATAAATATATGAGCAAAGTAACACGTAAACAAAGAGTTTTAGATGCAATGAGAAATCATTCATCAAAGTCGATTACTTCATGGTATACGATTAATCACTTAGGTAACACTAGGTTGGCGGCTACCATATTCGAACTGAAGAAAGACGGAGATGAAATTAAAACCGTTACTGAAAAAGGAGTGAACAGATTTGGTGATAAAATTAAATTTGCTAGATATATATTAATTAAAGAAAACAAATAAATATGAAAAAATTACTAATTACAATTATGGTGTTATTACCATTGTCAGTACTGTCATTTAATCAATCAGAAGGGACCAATACATCAAATGATGTAAGCGTCTCAGAAAGTACATCCAGCGGTGGTGAAATTCTTAAAATAGCCAAACCTTACATTGAAAAATTAATGAGGTCTGCTGAAAAGGGTGTTGATTTTGTAGTTGAAGAAACTCCTGTTGTCATTAAACAATATCTATATTTTGAAACCATTATTTACTGGTTATTGATATTATTTGCAATATCACTCATGACTATTATAAGATATGGTGTTAAAACCATTTTTTATGTCAAATCAAAAGATAAACCAACATCTGATAAAAGACATGTAGATTATAGATACGTTAGTCGAGATAATTGGTTAAGGTATGATGCAGATGATAATGACTTTACCTACGAGCAAGTCTTAACGTTAATAATTGACATCTTGTTTACACTAATCGGTATTATCATCATACTGGTTAATATATCTGATGCGATTAAAGTCACTTTTTTCCCAAAATTATATTTGTTTGAACAATTCGTACACCTAATAAGATAAGTATGAAATTAATATATGCTATAGTATTAACAGCGCTATGTTTATTAATGATAGCCATTCTACCTGAAGGAGCTAGAGAACCTAGTAGATTTGCTCTAATAATGTTCACCTTACTTATTATACGATATGAAATATACGAAAATAATAAAAACAATTAACTATGGATAAGTTTGATGCTAAAATAAAGAAAAGTTTTGAAGCTGATATAAGGAATAAATTGTTAATGAGAGGATTTTACAATGAAACCTTAATAAATAATAGAGGGTTAATAGGTGCCACTATCGATGAGGTGGTTTTAAAAGTAGTTAAAGGGTATTAGTTTATGACAATAAAAAAGGCCTAGATTTAATCTAGGCCTTTTTACTATCATTACGTTTTTAAGATATTATCTTAATTCGTTCGGGTTAAATGTTGTTAATCCATCAACTCTAACAGCTCCGTAGAATCTGTTGTTTACCACTTTCTTAGCATAACGTGTCATTATACCTTTAACTGGTGCAAAGTTGAATGGGTTATACATTGTAGGTGTTAGTTGCATTGGCACGTATGGTGCGTAAATGTAACCAGTATCTAATAAAGACTTACCTTTGTGTCCCATAATCAATGACCATGAAGGTGCATAAGGGTCTCTATATACTTGATATCTACCTGATAATGAACCGATTTTCTCGATACCCATGTTATATTGGTCTTGCTCTGGAGATGCATCACTTACGTGGAAGTACTCTAAATCATCGAATACAGCAGAAATCTCTGAAGAAACTACGATAAAGTTAGCACCACCTCTAAGAGTAGACTTGTGGATTTGTGCTGAAATTTGGTTAACTTTAGTAATTAAAGTTTGATTCCAGTCTTTTTGAGTATAAGCATTGGCAGCCAATGAAGCTTTTCTCCATCCGTTCCAATCCCATCTTAGTTGCCATGCAGCAGCTTTTCTTAAGTCTCTTAAGATTTCCCTGTCAATTTCAGCAGCAACTTGCTCAGAAAGCATTGCAGTTAATTCAGCTTCAGCATCAATGTTGTGGAATGCACTAACATCTTGCGCTAATTCTGGAGACCATGTAGCTCTCAATTTTCTTTCTTCAACAGAAACAACAACTTCGTCTAATTTGAAAGATACTTCTCCCATTTCAGTTTCAAGTTCTAATGGAGCATATTCTGCCCATGATACTGCAAAGTCATTAGAAGTTAATCCAGT